AATTTTGTACCACGTATGAGGGAATCCTCTGTTTACAAGAGTCAAAAGCTATCAATAATGGCTTAACAGGCATATTTAATCCTACTATTGCTAAGCTAGTTTTAAGCAATCATGGCTGGGATAAGAAAGAATCAGGCGAATTAGAAAAGCTGCAAATAGAGAAGCTTAAACGCGAATTGCAGATAGATGAAGAGAAACAGCAGCCAGCACAGGTTATCATTGGCGTAGAAGATGCAAGCAAAGCTTAACTTAGACTTTAAAGCGAATATACCGCAAGCTAAGTTTTTAAACCTGCCACATAAGTACAAAGCGTTTGTGGCAGGGTACGGAACTGGCAAAAGCCTAATTGGCGCAGTATCATCATGTTCACACTATTGGAATACGCCGAAGGTTAATCAGGGCTACTTTGCGCCAACATACCCGCAAATAAGGGATATTTACTTCCCTACGATAGACGAAGCCGCTTTTTGGATGGGCTTAAGAGCCGACATTAAAGAAGGCAACAAAGAAGTCCACATATATAACGGTAGATTCTACAAAGGCACTACAATTTGTAGGTCAATGGAACGCCCCGCCACTATCATTGGCTTCAAGATAGGGCATGCACACGTTGACGAGCTAGACGTTATGGAAACCGTCAAGGCGCGTGAAGCATGGCGCAAGATAATAGCGCGGCTACGCTACAATGATAGTAATGTGTTAAACGGCGCAGACGTAACAACAACGCCAGAAGGCTTTAGAGAGACATATCGGTTGTTTGTTGAGAATGTTATCAATAAGCCTGAGCTAAAGTCTAGCTATGGCTTAATACAAGCAAGCACATACGATAACGAAAAGAATTTGCCTGACGACTACATTCAGTCAATGATTGATACATATCCGTCTGAGATGATTGAAGCTTACTTGCGTGGGCAGTTTGTGAACTTGCGAGCTGGCACTGTATATAGAAGCTATAACCGCGTAACGCATAACAGCAACGAAACGATAAAGCCTAAAGATATATTGCGTATCGGCATGGACTTCAACGTCATGAAAATGGCGGCTACTATTTATGTTGTTAGAGATAATGGCTGGCATGCAGTAGCCGAGCTTAAAGACTTATACGACACGCCCGATATGATACGCGTTATCAAAGAGCGCTGGGGCGAGCATAGAATCATTGTTTACCCTGACGCTACAGGAAAAAACCGAGAAGCGAATAATGCCAGCTTATCTGACATATCGCTATTGCAGCAAGCTAAGTTTGAAGTCAAGCATCATGGCACAAACCCTGCTGTAAAAGACCGCATTATGTCAACGAACAAGCAGTTTGAAGTTGGTGCGCTATGGGTAAATGCTAAAGCATGCCCTACTGTCGCTAGTAACTTTGAGCAACAAGCTTATGACGCTAATGGTGAGCCTGACAAGAAAAGCGGACATGACCACCAAAACGATGCAAGTACATACCCTATTGTTTACGAATTCCCTATAGCGAAACGCATATTACAGCGGGTTCAAATATCAGGAATATAACGAAAGATTTATAATGTTTAAACACACAAAAGATGCCAGTAGATAGCAAGCACGAACAATACGTTAAGCTATTGCCACTATGGCAACGATGCAATGACGCAGTTGAGGGCCAGAACGCCATTCACAATGCTGGCAAAGTGTATCTGCCTGCGCTTAAAGACCAAACGTATGACGACTACGATGCTTATAAGCTAAGGGCTACATACTTTAACGCAGTAGGGCGCACGCTTGACGGCTTGGTGGGAATGATATTCCGTAAAGCGCCCGTTATCGACATCCCATCATCAATGCAAGCGATTGTTGACGACATAGACTTGGCAGGCACTAGCTTAGACGGATTAGCAGAAAAGATAGCGCGCAAAGTATTAGATAATAGCCGCATTGGTGTGTTGGTAGAATACCCTGTAGTTAAAGCACAGCCAAAGAATCAAGCAGAGGCTTCTAGCCAAAACTTAAGACCATACGTCACCACATACGAAGCTAAAACAATCATCAATTGGCGCATTGCGCGGGTGAACAATGTTAGCCAGCCTGTAATGATTGCGCTAACAGAAACTTACACAGTTTCAGATGATGGTTTCGATGCCGAATGTGCCGAACAAATAAGAATACTGTCGTTAGAGCCTGAAGGCTATATCCAGCGCGTGTATAGGCAAGATAAAACAAGCAAAAAGTGGGAATTTCACGAAGAGATAATCCCTATAATGAATGGCGCACGATTAAAATCAATCCCATTCTATGTATTCGGCGCAAGCTCAAATGGCTTTGATGAACAAATGCCAATGCTGCTTGACTTGGTTGATTTGTGCTTATCACATTATCGCGTAACGGCTGATTATGAACACGGCTGTCACTTTGCTGGATTGCCTACAGCAGTTATCACAGGACATACCGCCGCCGAAAATGAGAAGCTATATATTGGTAGCGCGGCGGCTTGGGTATTTGCAGCAGAGGGCGCAGACGCTAAATTCCTAGAATTTACAGGGCAAGGACTGGGCGCGTTAGAAAATAACTTAGAGCGCAAAGAAAAGCAAATGTCCGTTCTAGGCGCTAGAATACTAGAGCAGCAAAAGAACGGTGTAGAAGCCGCCGAAGCTATGAAAATGCGAGCTAATGGCGAGGGTTCTGTGTTGGCTGGCGTAGCAAACCTAGAAAGCGACCAATTAAGCAAAATGCTTAACATGATGGCATTATGGGATGGCGTGAACTATGAATGTTCTATCAAACTAAACACAGACTACATGCCTAACGGTATGACGCCACAAGAGCTTGCAGAAAAAGTTAAAACATGGCAAGCTGGTGGCATGAGCTTTGAAACGCTATACTACAATCTACAGCGCGGCGAATTGCACCCTGAAGGATTGACCATAGAAGATGAAAAAGAGCTGATTGCTAACGCAATGCCTATTTTAAGCACAGACAATGGCGACAGTTAATGAGGAGCTTCTAAATTCAAGCGTAAGCCATAATTTAGACATGCAAAGATATGGCAATGGTGTCGTAAATCGCATACTTGCCCTGCTTAATAGAACTGATGCAGATTTATTTTCACAATTAACCGCTAAGCTAGAAACATTACCAAAAGAATCATTTACAGTTGAGCGATTAGATAGCCTGTTAGCATCTGTAAGGGCGCTGAACGCACAAACGTATGCAAGCATAAGTAATGAGCTTAATGCAGAATTAAAAGCGCTTGTGGCGTATGAGGCTGGTTATCAGCAACAATTATTTACTAACACATTGCCAGCACAATTAAGCGTGGCGACAGTAAGCGCAAGTCAAGTCTATACTGCGGCGGCAGCAGCACCATTTCAAGGCAGATTGCTAAAAGAATGGATGTACGCATTAGAAACTGATAGGGCTATCAAAGTTAGAGATGCAATACGAATAGGCTATGTTGAAAATGAAACAATTAGCCAAATAGTACAGCGAGTACGTGGGACTAGGGCGCTTAAGTATCAAGATGGTGTATTAGAGATTAGCAGACGCAGCGCAGAAACGATTGTGCGAACGGCGGTAAGCCATTATGCAAACTTCACCCGCGAACGCTTTTTTAATGAGAATGATAGCGTTATAAAAGGATTGCGTTGGACTTCTACGCTAGATTCAAGAACAAGCGAAATATGCCAGTCAAGAGATGGTAAGATATATCCGCTAGATAAAGGCGCTAGACCGCCAGCCCACATGAATTGTCGCAGCGTCATGGTTGCAGTAACTAAATCATGGAAAGAACTCGGCATAAACGCTAAAGAGTTTAGTGCTAGCACACGCGCAAGCATGGATGGTCAAGTAAGCGATAAGCTAACATATGAGACATGGCTGGAGAAGCAATCGCAAGCAAGGCAAGATGAGATCCTCGGCAAAAGCAAAGCTAAATTGTTTAGGCAAGGCTTGACACTAGATAGATTTGTCAACGACAAGAATCATGTATATACTTTAGATGAGTTGCGAATTAGAGATGCGGCGATATTTAAAAAGGCTGGCTTGTAGCGTTGTATTATTGCGACTATTAGAATTAAACCACGCTTAAGCGCACAAATGCCTTGCATTTTCTGATTAATCCAATGTAGGATTAGCAAAGCCATAAAGAGCGACTAACTCAATATGGCTTCTAATCACATTTAATTAGGGATTAAACATGACTAAACACATTATACTTGCTTTTATTGTTGCGATGCTATCAGGATGCGCTACTTGGAATGACCCAAGCCCAAATAATGCTGGCAATATTGATTACTACTTACAAAAAAACGCGCCGCCAGTTGCTTTAGAGCGAGATTCTTATGGGCGCACAAGAAGCGATGTTTTCTCTTGTATATTTAGGCACGCGTCAAGATTTAGTGTTGCAGATACATTATACATTTGCGATTAGATATGACTAAAATCAACTATAAGTTAGGCGAGCCAGTGTATGGCACTGTTGACAAATACGGTAAATTTAAAATGCTGCCATTCGATGTGAATTTAGTTGCCGAAAACAATAAGACTGTTGGCGTTGTGACGAAGGTTACAAAAAATTCTATGACAATCAATTTCAAGAGTAATGACTAAAAAATACGATGACTTTATTGCAGATTTACAGCTATTGCTAGATAGGCACAATCTTGCCTTTAACGCCGATTATGAAGATACTATCGTTGTCAATAAGGCGGATAAAAAACATTTAGATGTAGATGATTTCTTTATTGACGGCACAAAAGATTAAATAAATTTAAGTTTTACCAAAAGCCACTCTTAATCGGGTGGCTTTTTTCATGGGCTGCGCCCGCAACTATCCAGAGGATAAAAGATGTCAGATACTATTGATTTAAAAGCACCTGAGGTGCAAGCCGCGATTCAAGCTGCTGTTGATGCTGCAATTCAACCACTTGTTGTAAAACGAGATGAATTGCTAAACGAAGTTAAAACGCTTCGTAAAGGTAAGCAAATTAATCCAGAGGATGTTGAAAAGCTAGAAAGCCAGATTGAGGCGCTTCAAAGCGACTTAGGCAAGGCAAATGGCGAACTAAAAACAGCTAAGAAGGTGGCAGACGATGCAACAAAAGCGCTGCAATCAGAATCAGGCTTTACTCAAAAGCTACTTGTAGAAAATGGCTTAACAGATGCTTTTATTAAAGCTGGCGTTACAGACCAAGACTATCTAGATTTGCTAAAAAGCAAGCATTCCGCTTTAGCAAAGGTAGTGATTGATGGTGACAATAGAAAAGTAATGTTTGGCGATAAAGATATGGCGACATATATGACCGAATGGAAGGCAACGGAATCAGCAAAAAAATTCATCCCAGCAGCCAACAATAACGGCGGCGGCTCGCAAGGCGGCGGCGAATTAAACAACAATCAGCCTAAAACATCCACGCAGAAAATCGCGGCAGGATTGGCAAAACTAACATAAAGGATTAAATCATGGCAACACAAACCCTAGCGGAAGCAGCAAAACTTATTAACAACGAGATTGTTCAAGGCGTAGCCGAGGACATCATCACAACAAACCCAGTATGGCAAGTAATGCCTTGGACTGGCTATGAAGGCCAAGCAATCATGGTAAACCGTGAGAACGCTCTCGGCGATGCGCAGAACTTGGCAGTCGGCGGCACAATCACAGCTAAAGCCGCGGCAACATTTACCCGCACACCATTTACAGCCGTAACAGTTATCGGCGATGCTGAAATGAATGGCTTAGTACAAGCGCAATCACAAGGCGGCGGCGTTGACCAATTAGCCGTTGAAATTAGCTCTAAAGCTAAATCAGTAGGTCGCTTGCTACAAACAGGCATTGCAACTGGCACAGGCGTAGACCCGCAACTTAACTCATTGCATACGCTCGTTGACGCCTCTCAATACACGTCAGCATCTGCTGGTCAAGCCTTGTCATTCACATTGCTAGATGAATTGTTGAATTTGGTTAAAGCGAAAGACGGCGAGGTTGATTGGATGATGATGCCAGCTCGCACCTTGCGAGCATATCGTGCGCTAGTCCGTTCTTTAGGCGGCGTTACTGAAACTATTGTATTCGATATGGGTAACGGCCGCACTCGCAATGTTGACGTATATAACAACATCCCAATTTTTCAAAACGATTACTTGTCAGTAGTTGAAACAGCCAACGGCGCAGCACTAACTGGTGGCGCATTGACATCTGTATATGCTGGCGTATGGGATGATGGCTCACAAAAAGTCGGCGTTTCAATGATTCACCCAATGAAAGTGCCTGCTGGTATTCAGGTCGAACAAGTTGGCGTGGCAGAAACCAAAGACGAAACAATCGTTCGCGTTAAATCTTATGCTAACTTTGTTCAGTTTAACCGTCGCGGCACAGCTCGCCTAACTTCTATCAATAACTAATCATGGTTAAAGACGAAAAGTTGGTTAAAGTCGTTGCTATCTATGACGGATTATTCGGCGATAGGCTGGATTTATG